TGAAACAAACGGTACTCAAAAACTAACTGACGATTTTCAACGCTATTTGCTACAATGGCAAACTGGACATGAACATTATACTAGAGATGTAACTTTTAGTGTTAGTGCTAAACTGAGTTGTAGTGGTGAATCTCGTGATGATGCTATTCGGCCGGATGTGTTGTTACAGTATCAAGATGTTGGTTATACATATTTAAAATTTGTAGTAGCAACAGAAGACGATGCATATGAAGCATTAGAAGTAATGGATATTTATCGCCTTGCAGGATTTACAGGTGCAGTATATCTAATGCCAGTTGGTGGTGTAGAAAGTGTGTATAGTTTAAATAATCGTCGTGTAGCAGAATTAGCTATGAAGGCAGGATTACGTTATAGCGATAGACTTCAAGTTCCGCTCTTTAAAAATGAATGGGGAACCTAATGATTTACTTTAGACAAGAGGGTGAAAAATTAGACAACGGCATAAATTTCTATCCCTTGTCTAGTGCAAGCAGTTTTGGTTTTAGAGTTAGATGGAATGATGAAATATATCTAGTAAGATATAGTAAATTTGTTAAGAAATGGTTTATAGGTCGTCGAGGCATATAAGGAGATGAAAATGTTTTTCCTATTTTGTTTTATACTAGGCTGGGCCATTCTAATAGGTCTATGTTTAAGATGGACTAAAAATATTGATAGTGCCTGTACTGGTAATTGCAGACAAGGTAGAGATTGTGATTGTAAGGAAATCAAATGAAACAATTATTAAGAAAATGGTTAGGCATTGATAATATCCTAAAAGAAAAAGAAGAAGCACTCGCAGGAGCCGCTGAAGCCAAAAAAGCAGAAGAAATTGCTAAAATGGATCCAAAGTCTCGTGCTACTCAAAGAGGCGAACCTTGGGTAGCTGTACTAGATACACATGTTAATAAAGATAATGTTAGAAATGGCTTTTTTGAGCTTGACTGGAATGACGAATTTATAGTACAATTGAAACAAGCTGGATACGGATTCGATGGGGATCCAGATGAAGAGATTGTTGATCGTTGGTTTAGAGATTTGGCCGGTAATATGCTAGCAGAAGCAGGGCAAGCAGATCCGAGCCGTACGATCGGTGGTTACATTAATGTAAGTAGATTACCAAATGGTAGGGCACAAGTAGAATGACATATATCTTAGTTGATACTGCTAACACGTTTTTTCGTGCTAGACATGTGGTGCAAGGCTCAAGTGATATTAAACTCGGTATGGCCTTTCACATTACCTTTAACAGTATCAAAAAAGCATGGCAAGACTTTGGCGGTACTCATGTAGTGTTCTGCCTCGAAGGTCGATCATGGCGTAAAGATCATTACAAGCCGTATAAGGCTAACAGACAAGAAGCTCGCGATGCTCTAACAGAGAAGCAACAAGAAGAAGACAAGTTGTTTTGGGAAGCATTTGATGAATTTAAAAAGTTTATCACAGAAAAGACTAATGCTACTGTAATGCAACATCCTAATCTAGAAGCAGATGATTTGATTGCAGGCTGGGTACAAGCACATCCAGATGCTAAACACGTAATTATCTCCACAGATGGAGATTTCGCACAATTAGTAAGTCCAACTGTTAGCCAATATAACGGTGTAGGCGACTTACACATTACACACGAAGGAATCTTTGATGCGAAAGGTAAACCTGTTAAAGACAAAAAGACAGGCGAGCCTAAGCCTGCACAAGATCCAGAATGGATGCTGTTCGAAAAATGTATGCGGGGTGACACAAGTGATAATGTCTTTTCGGCTTATCCGGGTGTACGCACAAAAGGGACAAAGAATAAAGTTGGTCTCCAAGAGGCATTTGCCGATCGTAAGACTCGCGGATATAATTGGAACAATCTAATGTTGCAACGTTGGGTAGATCATAATGGTACCGAGCATCGTGTACTAGAAGATTACCAGCGTAATGTACAACTATGTGATTTAACAGCGCAACCTGAAGAAATTAAAGCTAAAATACGTGAAACTATCGTATCTAATGCTGTACCTAAGGCTGTAGATCAGGTAGGAATTCGTATGTTAAAGTTCTGTAATGCGTGGGATATGAAGAAAATTTCCGATAATATCCAACAATATGCAGAGCCATTCCAGGCAAAATATCCACAATAATGAGAGATAAATACATACATTACTCGGGTGCCGTCAGGGCCCTTGTAATATCAAGGAGAAAAACATGACAGACTTACACGCCAAGCCTATAGTGGATGGTAAATTTTGGATCGTAGAGCAAGATGGCTCTAAGGTCGCAACACTACACAAAAAAGAAAACAATAAATTCGTTCTGAGTAGTACTACAGGCGAAGTTATGTTTAACCGAAAACAAGACATAACTAAGCATTTTGGTGAGGGTTTCTTTTTAACCAACACTAAGATCAAAGTTACTGCACCGGATGTCCATGAATGCCATGGATTTCCAACAAGTTCAAAGCCTTTTAATGCTATGTATGATGTGCGCAATAAACTACCATTGTTTACTAAGAGCAATGCTAGCAAGAGCTTATACTGTGCAGGGTACTATACTATTAAATTCAATAAAGGGTGGGTTAAATCATTCTGTCCTAAATTAATTACTTTAGAACGTAATGACTACAAAGGTCCATTTAAAGACGAGCTTGAGATGAAACAGGTACTAGCGAATGCAAAATCCGATTAATCTAACACCCATTACACAATTTGCACAGGCTTTACGTGCCGCTGAGTTATCACAGGCTAAAGAAGTTAAAATTTCGATTCAACAGGCTAGACTAATGAATCTAGCCTTTGTTGAACTAATGGAACAAGTACGTCAAGACTATGAAAGTATGTTTAATGCCTTAAAAGGGCATGTACAACAAGAAGCAGTTCAAATTGAAATAGACGGCGGTGGTTTCGAAGACCCCAAATAGGATAAATATATGCGTATATATTTGAGGATACGCAATGAGTCGTCCAAAGCCTAAAGTACTGTTAGAGTACACAAATAAGAAAACTTATAAATCTGAACAGATTTTAGAAGCGGAAGCCATTTGGGCTGTGTTCTACAAGAACGAGCCATTTAATCTAAAAAGCTTCAATAGTCTCACCTCTTATCCTGGTCCAAAATATAAAAAAGTATCTTTTAGCAATCCGGGCCACGCACTTAATCTAGCCAAAAAATTAAATCTCATGTTTGGTTGTGAAGACTTTCAGGTAGTTACCTTGACCCAAGGTACTGTGTTAAAATGATAACACAAGATGCCCTAACCAAAATATTTTTACAGCAATGGGGCAAAACAACAGACGATGTAAATGTAAAACTCTATTCACGCAAGTGGTGGCAAAGTAATAGAGCAGGAAAACCAAATGCCTTTCGATTAAGTGATGAGGGTTATTCTTTTTTGGTTAATGATTTGGAACTTAGGGCATACGAAGTACCATTTACCGAACCAATCGAACTTAGTCCAATGACACTAATCTTTTTGGAAAGATATTTGGACTGTCCTTACTATCTAACACCATTATCAATTACTGTATTCACTGAACGTAAGAATTTTGAGCTAATGTTGTTTTCGGACGACATACGGAAATTTGGACTAATAAAAGCCATGAAAGAGCGTGAAAAAGATCTAGAATCGCATTGACATCTTGTCTAGTTGGTGCTATAATACATACATAGCGTAACAAATTTAACCCCAACTTAAGATAGGAAACAAAATGGCAGCAGAATTAGTAACCCGTACAGTAGGCCCAAAGGGTGCGAAGAAAAGTCTTCGCAAAGCCTTCAATACAAAACGTCCTATCTTTATCTGGGGTCCCCCAGGTATTGGTAAGTCAGATATCATTAAACAACTTGGTACTGAGTTAGATGCTTACGTAATCGATGTACGTTTGAGCTTATGGGAACCGACTGACATTAAAGGTATTCCATACTTTGATTCAAACGATGGCACTATGCGTTGGGCACCTCCAAGCGAGTTGCCTAGCAAAGAGTTTGCTAAAAATCATAAGCAAATCATCCTGTTCATGGATGAGTTGAACTCTGCGGCTCCTAGCGTACAGGCCGCGGCTTATCAATTGGTACTTAACCGTAAAGTTGGCACTTATGAGTTGCCAGAAAACGTAGTAATGGTTGCCGCTGGTAACCGTGAAACGGATAAAGGCGTATCATATCGTATGCCTAGCCCGCTGGCTAATCGTTTCGTTCACTTGGAAATGACAGTTGATTGGGACGACTACTTTGACTGGGCTGTAGATAACAGTATCCATCCGGACGTTATTGGCTATTTGACCTTTAGCAAGAAAGACTTGTACGATTTTGATCCAAAATCTAGCTCACGTGCTTTTGCTACACCTCGTTCTTGGTCGTTCGTAAGCGAATTGCTTACAGACGATGATGTAGATACTGACACGCTAACTGACCTAATTTCGGGTTCTGTAGGCGAAGGATTGGCTGTTAAGTTTATGGCTCACCGTAAACATGCATCCAAAATGCCTAATCCTCAA